CCGCGGGCATTTCCATGGAACTTTCACCGCTGAGATATCCAAAGAATTGAAAGAATTGGGAGCTCAGTGGGACAGAAAGACAAAGACTTGGGCAATCTCCCAATCAGCCCTATCCACCGAAATGCGCTCCGCCATCTCGATGTCTCAATCTAAGTTCCAAAGAGTTCTCGAAGCAATTGATACGAGGCTCGCCAAGATACTTCCGCAGCAAATTGCGGAAAAAGCGAAGCTTCAGCCCATATTCGATTCTGTTCTTTGGAAAACCGCAGGCTCTTTGAAGGAGAGCATGAAGGCAGTAACCGTTTCGCCATCCCTTACCAAAGAGCAATCAGCTGAAATCGCCAAGAACTATACGCAGGACCTGAAGAGGCACATCAAGGAATTCACCGAAAAAGAAGTCACCTCGCTCAGGGAGAAAATTGTAGAAAGCTCTCTCAAAGGCAATCGTTACGAAGGACTCGTAAAGACCATCCAAAAGAGCTACGACGTCAGCTTGAACAAGGCCAAATTCCTAGCCAGACAAGAGACGGGCCTAATGATGGCGGCCTTCAAGCAAGCCCGATACACTGCGGCAGGGCTCAACGAATATAAATGGTGTACAGTTAAAGGAACGGCCCTTCATCCTGTGCGACCAATGCATAAGGCTCTCGAAGGAAAAGTTTTCAGGTGGGACTCGCCACCAGTCACCAGTGAAAAAGGTGATAGAAATAATCCAGGACAGGATTACAATTGCCGTTGTTTCGCAAAACCAATCGTAAAGTTTAATGAGTGAAAAAAAACTAAAAAACGCGACAGAGCCTCCAAAGAGGTACTTCGGTCTGCACATGTCCGAGGGAATCGCTGAATATAAAGAAATTGGCACTGATCCACTCGTCATTCTAATTAATGAATCGACGATAAAGAAGATGGACCCATCCTTCGAAGGACGCCCTGTTTACGTGAAGCACGTTGAAGAAGTGGACCTCCGAAACATTCAAATGGAAGCCGATGGATATGTGGTGAAGTCCTTCTTCAACAAAGCCGATGGCAAGCATTGGGTGGAGTTCCTCGTAGTCTCGGATCGTGGACACGAAGCTATCCGCAATGGTTGGAGGCTATCTAACGCATATATGCCAAAGTCCTTCGGCCCTGGTGGATTTTGGCATGGTGCCGAATACCAAAAAGAAGTTACAATGGGAGAATACGAGCACTTGGCAATTGTGCCCAACCCCCGTTACGATGAGTCGGTTGTTTACACCCCGGAAGATTTCAAAGCGTACAATGAACGCAAAGAGCAAGAGCTCAAGAAATTTGCAAATTCAAAAGGAGAGCGATCAGTGCTTAGCTTCTTCAAAAAATCAAAAGTAGAAAATCAAGATTTGGAAAACCTCACCGTAGTTCTCCCCAAGAGCAAAAGAGAAGTGACCATCTCTCAATTAATCAACGACGTGGATGAAATGGAAGCCATCAAGTCTGTGAACAAGCCAGAGAAGATGCAGTCAGATGCTGATGCTGAACGAAAGCCAAAGGAAGAGAAAGGCGAGAAAGTCGTTCCCGAGGTAGAAGATGCTGGGAGCCACGTCATGGCCAACCTCGACCATCATGTAATGGTTGGCGAGGAGAAGATGAAGCTTAACGATCTCGTTGCAAAGCATTTGAAGCTCAACGAAGACTACAGTGCAATGAAAATGAACATGGAGTCAAAAGCTCCTCAAGCCGGTAAAGAAGAGGGTCATAAGTCGGTAGAGGAAGCAGAGGCTGCAGAAAAATCCGCAGAATCCAAAAAGGCCAACGATGAAATGCCTGACAAGGAAGCAGTCGCTGATAAGCCGGACGATTTTGAAAAGACCCAAAACTCCAAAGAAAGTCTTTGGTTTGACGTTTTGAAGAATGCCCCTCAAACGGCCATTCGCGAGCAAGCCACCAAGATCGATTTGGATAAGGTCTCTCGCGGCAAAGCGCGATACGGTTCCAACTAAATTTTTAAAAGGAGATAATCATGGGATTAGCAGCCGGTTCACTAAGCCAAGTTTCCGTAGGACAAACAGTCGACAGCCTATTATCGACTGCCGCCACAGGCGGCACGACCCCGTACGCATATCAATGGTATCGGTCGACCACGACAAGTTTCTCGCCAGGCGCAGGGAATTTACTTTCAGGTGCCACGAGTTTGGCTCTGAATGATACGGGTCTAGTCCCAGGAGTGATTTACTACTACAAGGTGATCGCCATCGACAGCGCGGCAACGCCCGCTTCGGTTACGACCTCTCAGTTGGTAGTTACCACAACGGCATTGGCCAATCAGGCGCTCAACCAATTTGCGATGGCGCCCGTCCTTGGTCAGCTCGATCAAATGTTCAATGGCGATACACTGGAAGTTCGGTATGACCCAGCTGGATCGGGTAACCTCGTCGCTGGACAAGCTGTTTACTGGAGCACGGTAGCCAACGGAACTCCGATGGTTCTGCCCTCCACGGCCACTTCTGATGTGGTTGCGGGATTTGTGAATTTCAGCATTAAGGATCAGTCGTTTGCTCCTGGCGCAAATTTAGAAATTTCCATGCGCGGCAACGTCATGTACTTACTGGCTGCCCTGGCTATTAATCGCGGCCAAGAGGTCACAAGTCTTCCTGCTGGCGTAGCTGGCGGAGTAGTCGGCGGAGTTATTCCGGCCGTGGGTTCTGGCGGACTTCCCAAGGTGGGTTTCGCCTTGGATACGGTTAGCCAAGGCAATCTGGTACGGATCTTCTTATCGTCGCCGGGCTACATCGTTTCTTAAATTGCAAACTGGGGGATAAAATCAAATGCAACACCAGAAGATTTTCTACAACGACGGGAAAACAGAAGTAATTCTGAACGCCCGCGAAAAACGCGTCGTCGAGGTTAATCAACGCCTCGCTAACGCTCTGGGATTCGAAATTAACATCACCTCTTTGACCACGATCATGAAGCGGGTCATTGAGCAAAAGTTCTTTCGAATTCCACCCGCAGACTATATTCCGATGGTTGTCGGAGAAGGTGCCTGGTCCAGTAATCTGACCAATTACACTTCTTTCAACGTATCGGACGATTTCGCAACCGGCGTCATGAACATGGGTGCGAATAACGCCCGTTTGGCGCAGGTCGAAGCGGCCGTGTCGAGTATCAATATTCCAGTCATTAACTGGGCAAAAGAACTCGGCTGGTCATTGTTCGAGCTAGAACAAGCCGCGCGTTCAGGTAACTGGGACTTGGTCACTGCTCGCGAGCGTTCGCGTAAAGAGAACTGGGACCTCGGTATTCAAAAGGTCGCGTTCCTTGGTCTGACTGCGGCGACGCCCAGTCCGGCTCTCGGTCTGTTGAATCAGTCCGGAGTCACCATCAATACGACTCGAATCACTGCTCCCTTGAGCGGTTTGAGCTCGGCGAATCTGTCGATCTTCATCGAGAACGTCTTGAATGACTATCGTTCGAACTGCGCACGGACCGCCTGGCCCACGCACTTCGTGATCCCGGAGAGTGACTATCTAGGGTTGGCAGCGCCTTCTTCGGATACCTATCCGATCAAGTCGAAAATGCAGTTGATGCTGGAGACCTTCCAGGTCATGACCGGAAACCGGAACTTTAAGCTCTTGCCATGCGCATACGGGGATGAGGCTTACAACACCGGAATCATTGGGAAGCAGTGCTACGCGCTGTATAACTCAGTTGAGGATTCTCTTCGCATGAGCATCCCGGTCGATTACACCAACAGCCTTGCGAACTCGATCAATAATTTCCAGTTCCAGAACGTTGGTTACGGCCAGTTTACGGGAGTATTGGCTTTACGACCCACTGAAATTCTGTACTATCAGTACACGTAAATTTCGGGGTTAGTGCAATTGGGGTTGAAGGGGAGGGAGGCGCAGACCTCCTTCCCTTTTTTGTTTATGGGACTGATCAACAATCCAACGGGAAAACCTCTCGATCCAGACGCTCAAATACTGCTGCCGTCTATGCTATTGCCGTCGTTTCGTTTGAATCTGTCCATTCAAAGACGCACGGAGAAAAATCTGCTTTTCCGCACAGCCGGCGGCCTGGGCGATATTGTCTGTGCGGAACCGTCTTTCAGATATGCGGTGTCCCATTTCGAGGATAGCGCAATATCTTTGGTCACGGACTTCCCTGATCTATTCAGGCACATACCATTCGTACATGTTTACGATGGGAAAAAGGAAAAACCCCTGGATGCTGGTTACTTCGTTTTCCATACTCTCGAAGACCACGATCATCTTCAGTCCGAGTTCGTCGCGCATCCGCTTTGCCATTGCGTGGACTATGTCTCGATGACGATGTTTCGAAGTCAGCTACCTTGTGCAGATCGATGCATAAAATTGGTTCCGGACGCGAAAGAAAAAACCAAGGCCCTATCCCTAATCGATTCCACTACCGACGTCGTGGTTCATCCCGGGCGGAGCTGGCAGTCGAAGACGTTCCCCAAGGATTGGTGGGACACTGTGTTGACGTATTTGATGGCTTGCGGAATGCGTCCAGTTCTTATCGGAAACAACAGCCTATATCCGGAACGAGGAACAGTTCCCGTGAATGCTCTGGGATGCCTCGATTTGCGGGATAAACTGACCCTGATGGAGACAACGGCAGTCCTTCAGACCGCCAGGGTGCTTTTGTCCAATGACTCGATGCCCGTGCATTTAGCATCTTCAGGAAACGCGTGGATAGGCTTTGTCTCTACAGTTCGACACCCAGATCATATCTACCATTGGAGAAATGGGGGAGAATGGGCTTGGAGGATGCAAAACCTGTCCCGCGGAGGCGATTGGGTTAATAGGAATGTCGCGCCGAATAATTTAGAGGGCATAGCCTTCGATAAAGTAGATCCAGAGAAACTGTTATGCTGGTTGCCGGCTCCAGAGGAATTCGCGAGCTGGGCGATTCAGAAACTGAGTCCGTCTAGAATTCACTAGGGGAAAAAATGAACTTCTTCAAAGCGCTTTGCGTCTCGCTGACCCTCTTTATGGGTTCGACGAACGGAGAGAACATCAATCCCAAGGTTAATAACTTCAAGACCATTGTGGTCCCTAATGGCACGAATCCCGCAGCTTCCGGAGCGAACGATACGCTCAATTTCACGAGCCTCGATAATTCGGTGACCATCACCGGTAATTCTTCCACCAAGACTATCAATTTTCACTCCTCCGGTGGCGCTGGAAGTAATCCGGGAGGAACGAACGGACAGATTCAGTACAATAATTTGGGCTCCTTCGGTGGAGATACGGCGACGACGGATGGTTCTGGGAATTTGAGCGTAGCCTCTCTCACCTCTTCTTCCGTCACGGCGAGCACACTTCCAGGTTTCAACGCGAGTAAAAAACTAATAAGTTCCACTGTTTCCTCGCCTCTCACTTATTCCTCAAATGCCCTCGCCTGTCAGGTTGCCTCCGGGTCTCAGGCTGGGTGCTTAGCTTCGGCAGATTTCACGACTTTCAACGGTAAACAGGCGGCCGGAAGCTATATCACTGCCCTAACAAGCGACGTGTCTGCCTCTGGCCCAGGTTCAGCTTCGGCTACCGTAAATAGTATAGGTGGTTCTAGCGCTGCGAATGTCCATTCCGCTGAACTTGCCGCCAACGCCGCGACTTCTATAAACACTGTTTCGACAATAGTAAAAAGGGATTCGAACGGTAATTTCGTATCCAACAATACGGTCAATGTTTCCACTGGTAATGCCTGCAGCGGGACCATTACTCTCAGTGCCGCTTCCAGTAAAATCCAGGTTTTTTCAAGCGGATCTGGTTCCTGTTCTGTGGTTCTTCCTGATGCAACAACATTGGCGATTGGCTGGGAATTTGAGCTTAACAACAACGCGAGTGGCGTGGTCACCGTCAAAGACAATACCGCCTCCACGCTTTTCACAATGACTGCCGGTTCCTACGTCAAGGTGATCACAACATCTATTTCGTTTGCAGCCGGACAATGGGACAAACATTGGTTGATGCCGGCTAACGCATCCTATGGGACGTCGGGTCTATCTGTTACCGGAACAATCACTCAGAGTTCTTTAACAGCTTCTACAGCTTTGGTTGCGGATAGCTCGAAAAATATTTCTTCCTCCAGTGTCACTTCTACAGAATTGGGATACGTAAGCGGAGTCACTTCCGGGATTCAGTCCCAGATAAACGGTAAGCAAGCGACAGGTAATTACATCACAGCCCTCACCGGGGACGTCACAGCATCCGGTCCAGGTTCCGTGGCCGCGACTCTCACAAACGCTTCCGTCACTGGTCAGGCACTTACCGGATTCTCCTCAGGATCTGGTACCGTTACTGCTTCCGATACCATATTGACCGCATTCAATAAGGTTTACGGTTGGATAGTTAAAATTTGGGTAGATGAAATAAACGGCCAAGTCGAGACGGTGGCCAACAAGACCTATGTCCTTGTCGATAAGGCGCGTTACGCGCGCACGGTCGATAAGATCAACATCGTCTGTAACACTAGCGGCACGGTCACTGTGAATTTGAAGATCGGAAGTACTTCTATCACCAGTTGCTCGGCGATTTCTGTGACGTCCACGCCGGGAGACACCACCTGCACGGCGGCTAACGCCATGGTGGCTGATGACCAGTTGACGATGGTGACTACTTCAAACTCGGCATGCCTTGACCTAGCGTTCACTGTGCAAACAACTAGAAACTAATGAAAAAGACTCTCACATCGTTTTTTATTGTCGCGTCACTTCTCTTCTCCACGGTCGCGGCAAATTGGTACTTCATCCCCACTGGTGGAGCATCTTATTCGCTGCTCACTAATGGAAGCACCCAATGGGTGACGACTGCTGACTCTGTCTCAGAAACAATCACCAACAACATAACGATAAATGTTTGGGTGAAGTATACTTCTCCTGGAAGCCCTGGGGCGTTCGTGGCAAAGGCGGAAAGCCATGCTGGGTCGACGAACTGGGGATGGGTTTTTTCCAGTAAAAACGGTTGCTCTACCACTGGGTGTTTCGAAATTCTGTATTCTCAGGATTGTCTGCTAGGTAGTCAGCTCGCATGGTACGGGAGCTCCACCGCGATAAACGACGGCAACTGGCATATGATCACCACTAGCTTCGCTAGCGGAACGGTCAAGATATACAAGGATGGAGTAGTCGATCCATCCCCTCAGACGATTCAAAACAACAGCATCACAACACTTTGCCCATCCACTGGAAACGGCATAACTGTCGCTGGAAGATTTACTAATTCCAGTATTTTTTGGCCTTATGCAGGCAGCGCCTATTGGCCCACAGTGTGGAACGTTGTTTTGTCAGCAGCTGCAATTACTGCTCTGTATAATTCTGGGACACCACATGACCCAAGAGTGAACAGTGGGAGTTACTCCTCCTCTGGGAACGTGGCCTTATTTTTTCCAATGGTGGCACCACCGGACTCGAATACCGGATCCGTTGCGGATGCCAGCGGTAATAGCAATACTGGGACAGCGCTCGGGACCCCGACATTTTCGGGTTCATTGCCGCACTAGGGAGAGTTTATGCCGCTTATTGCCATAAATGAGACGATTCCTGTCTTCGCACAATTGGGTAACGGTGCGACGAACAAATTTGTCAGGGCCAACGTCTATAACCCGGACGGCAGTCTAGTTGTTGGTTCTCCTTTCGCCCTCTCGCATGTTTCGAACGGCCTGTATTTAAATACAAGCCTTCAGATGCCAAACGTCACTTTTATCACCGTGCAGGCCGAGTCCTTCGATGACTCTGGCTACACCACCCCAAGCGATTCATATATTGAAGCGCAGGTCTTTACTCTCACTCTTGCCCAATCAGGCGGAACGACGGTCAATACCCCCATCCCTGCGGTCGCACAATACGGGGACGGCACCGAAGGGCTTTTCCCGGTTGCAAACTTCTTTTTGCCGGATGGCTCACTTTTGGCCAGTTCTCCGATGAACCTTGTCGAAGTCGACAACGGCCTTTATCAAGTCTTAGGGCCTTTGATGCCAGACGTGCCTTTCGTCATTATCCAAACGATTCCTTATACGGATTCTGGCCATACGGTTTTGGCTGCTGAGCTTTTGGGTTCAGATGTGGTCATCAACCTGAGCCACAATCAGCAACCGCTTCCGATGTGCCCGGACCCGACAATCAGCGTGCAGGGCTTCAAGTCTTGGTTCTACAGGGATTTCCCATATGGGACTTTGAATTCGCAGGTAATGGACATCGACATCAGCAAGGCCATTACTCAGGCCACCTGCTTCGTTAACCAGGACCTCTTTTGTACGACTGGTTCCTACAACGAGGGAGTCTTGCTATATGCGGCCCATTGTTTGGTTCTGAACCTAAGGGCTTCATCTCAGGGAATAGCCGGGCAAGCAGGGTGGCTACAAACCAGCAAAGGTGTCGGCTCAGTATCGGAAGGCTTCACAATCCCACAGAGGATTCTGGACAACCCAGACTTCGCTCTCCTGAACACAACTTTTTATGGACAGCAATTCTTCATGAAGGTTTACCCGACGATGTGCGGAGCAATATTCACCGTCAGGTCGAGGACGAATCCCTAATGGCAGATGAAGTCACAATTGATACGAGAAAGCTGAATAAGTTTCTGAAAGCCTTGAAGGGACCGGCACCAAGGATTCGTATTGGGATTTTAGGAGATAATAATGCGCGAAGCTCTTCGGCAGCGACGAACGCTGAGATCGGTGCCAAGCATGAATTTGGAATCGGCGTGCCCCAACGCTCGTTTCTTAGGAAGCCTCTTATTGAACAGTTTCAAAAGTATCTTGAGGAATCTTCTTTCTATAACCTGCAGGCTTTCGAAACGGTTGTCCGAGAGGCGTCTTTAATGGGATGGACAACGAAGACTGCCATTCTAGCGGAAACTATCGTTCTGGATGCATTCGCGACTGGTGGATTCGGACAATGGAAGGCACATGCTCCTGGATACACAAATAACACAGGCATGATTTTGGTCGACACCCAGCAACTCAGGAACTCAATTTCCTACGAGATAAAAGAATGATCACCGCTCTCGGACCTATTCAAAATGGGGCTGATACTCTACTGGATCAAAATCCTGGGACTCTCCCTTGGGTTGGTGATGCGCTTTTGTCTTATTTCCAACAAATGACCTTCACACAAATCGTGAAAACAATTAGTCCTACTTTTCAAGTCATCGAGACACCAACCAATGTTACATTCTATGGGGTATGGCAGCCCATGGGACCACAGGAACTCAGAATGAAACCTGAGGGACAAAGGGCCTGGAGATGGTTTCAGCTTCATGCTGACCCGACTCTTGTCCTAACTCCGGATGAAGTTGTCACCTATCACGGAGATCAATTTCGGGTTATGAAAAAACTCGATTACACGAATTACGGTTATAACGAATATCATCTCCAACAAGACTACACAGGCAGTGGTCCGAATCCATGAGCATCTCTTTACTTCAAAACGCCACGGCTGTCGCTTACGGAGGCACCAATCTTCCTTTCCAGGCCGTTTCCGGAGTTGCTCCATATACATATTCTGTCCAGGCCGGTGGCGCTGGTGGATCGATTAATCCCAGCACCGGGTTATATGTCTCGCCATCTAATACTGGGGTGGACACGATTATCGCCATAGATTCGACTACACCAAGTCCACAGATGGTGACAGCCACGGTTATCGTAGCGACGCCCATAGAGTTAGTTTGCGACATCATCAGGAAACAGATGGGGTTCTCTACGGATCAGGTCTGGCTATATAACCAAAAGGTGAACATTCCCAACGATTCACGGCCCTACGTAACGGTTGGAGTTTTGACGTGCAAGCCTTTCGGAAATAGCACCTCTTGGGATAGCTCAGGTTCAGGCCTAGGAGCTGTTCAATCGACAAATTTCCTGGCAACACTTTCCATTGATATACTGTCTAGAGGCATCCAAGCTTTGGAGCTCAAGGAGAGGGTGCTTTTGACTCTGAGTAGCATTTATGCAGAGCAACAGATGGAATTGAATAGTTTTCGTATTTTCCAGATATCCACGAACTTTGTGAACTTGTCGGAAGTGGATGGAGCAGCGATCCCGTATCACTTCAATATATCGGTGGGCTTGCAATACTTTGTGAAAACCACCCAATCAGTGGGATACTTTGACACGTTTGGGGCCGACAGCGTCTTAACGAATTCTTAGGAGAGGAGAACCTAATGTCACTTTCAGCAGGCTCACTAAGCCAAATTTCTGTTACGGCGGTGTCAGATAGCCTTTTGGCCACTGCCCCAACCGGGGGGACCACACCCTATGCGTACCAATGGTACAGATCGACCTCGAGCGGTTTTATTCCGGCGAGCTCCAACGCTGTAGCCAGTGCAACTGCGCTCACCTTGAACGACAGCAATTTGACCCCAAAAACGGTTTATTACTACCTGATGGTTCAGGTAGACAGCGCCGGAACTCCGGCATCCGTCACGACAAGCCAGCTGGCCGTAACGACATTGGCGCCTCAAATCAATCTCTCTCTCGCGAACGTTTTCAATATTTCAATCTCCACGCCTCAAGTAGGATTCGGGGCTTATAACACCAGCAACCTCGTCATATTCAGCAGAGAGGCATATGCATCTTCGTTTGGGACCTTGGGATATCAGATCTATCTTTCACCTACGCAGGTGGGGATCGATTTTGGTAGTTCATCTAACACATTCGCGATGGCGAACGCGATATTCTCTCAGCAGCCAAATATCCTGGCGAATGGCGGTTACCTCGTCATCATTCCGTACCTAAACAATGCTCAAACGAATACCCAACTGGTTAGCTTCCCAGCGACTCCGGCAGCAGGCGCTTTTGTTTTGACCTATAATAGTCTCAGCTCCAGCTCTATTTCCTTCAACGGTAATGCTGCGGCAGTTCAGACGGCAGTCCAGACCATTTCTGGTCTTGGATCTGCGCAGGTCTCCGGAAGCTTTTCGGATGGATTCACCATTGTCCTAGACGGTGTAGTTGGCGCCGGGTTCCCTTTCACTGTCACCAGCAATACCCTTGTGGACTCGAACAATGTCTCGGTTGTACCGGTAGTGACCCTATTGGTTCCTGGTTCTAGTGCTGAGACGCTGGATCAGGCGATTCTCAGAACCCAAGGCTTAATTCAATATTTTGGAATCATGACTGCTGAAATACCTGTTCAACAAGTTCAATTGGCTGCGGCGAGGGTCGTGCAGCCTTTGAATAAATTGTTGATGCTCGTCGACAATACTGTCGCGGATATCATGCCTGGCGGAACTTTGGACCTGCTTCGTTCTGGTGGGTTTACTCAGAGTCGTGGCTTGTACTATGGAGATGTTTTAGCGAACGCTTTGGTATATATGGCTGCATATTCTGGTCGTGGGTTCTCTACGAATTATTCTGGATCAAACACCACACAGACCATGCACCTGAAAACACTGGCTGGCGTTCAACCAGACCCCAGCCTCTCGCAGTCGTATCTAAATCTAGCCATCAATGCTGGTGCGGATACTTATCCTTCATTGCAAGGCGTTCCAAAAGTGTTCACATCGGGAGCTAATGACTTCTTCGATAATCAAGACAACCTTCAATGGTTGGTTGGAGCTCTTCTGGTAGCCGAAGTGAATTCTCTGGCCCAGACAAACACCAAGATTCCACAGACCGAACAAGGCATGGACATCCTGAAGGCTGCGGCCCGTCAGGTTTGTGAGCAGGCCGTTACCAATGGATTTGTGGCTCCAGGTAAATGGACCAATCCTACGACCTTCGGCAATCAAGCAGACTTTTTGGCGAATATAGCTCAGTACGGGTACTACATTTATTCTGTACCCATATCTCAGCAATCTCCGTCTCAACGTCAGGCTCGCGTGGCCCCGCTAGTGCAGGTGGCCATCAAGTACGCTGGCGCTATCCAATCCGGGTCGATGATCGTATACGTCAACCCATAAAAGTTTAGGAGGAATGCATGGCCACGGTCGCAATGTCAGGCAATGACACGATTACTTTAAATAACAGGGTCTTGAACGACCTCGCGGATGGAAATTGTGTGGAGCTCACGTTCCCCAACGACATCGCGAACGTGAAGACAGGCAAGAACGGGAACTCTATTTACGGTCTGAACACCACTGGCTTCCAGGCCGAGGTAAAAGTTCGGGTCGTGAGGGGATCGTCTGATGATAAGTTCCTAAATAGCCTACTTGTTGCGCAGAACAGCAACTTTGCTGGATTCCCTTTGATGATTGGAAACTTCGTCAAGAAGTTGGGGGATGGCTCTGGTAACATCACCAACGATACTTACGTGATGAGCGGAGGTATCTTCACCAAACCGGTGGAAGGCAAGAACAACGTGGAGGGCGACACAGAGCAGAGCATTTCGATGTACTCTCTGAAGTTCTCGAACGCTCCGCGAGCTGTCGGCTGATGAATGAAGGAAATCACGCTTAACAGCGGTAATACAATACAAATTACTCTTGCCCCTTTCAAAGAGGCCAAAGCATTATTCCAGGCCGTTCAAAGGGAAATGTCAGGGGCCAATCTGGATGCGGATTTGGCCAGACAATCTTTCCTAGCTTTTCAATGCTCTGAAAAAGTTGAACAGGCTCTGGAACCATGTATGAGGCGAGTCCTCTACAATGGTCTTAAGATAGATGACGACACGTTTGAGCCAGAAAAGGCCAGGGAGGACTACCTGGAAATCAGGACTTATGTGATCCAGGAGAACATCGTCCCTTTCTCGAAAAGCCTCTGTGCCTAGTTAAGGACTTCGTCCCTGACAGGGGGATTAAAGTCCGCATGGAGGTAGTGGACGACGACCTGTTGATAATGTTCAAGTTGGTTAGATCAGGATACGGGTCGCTATCGGAAGTGGAGATGTTCGACGCAAGAACGGTGCTTCAAGCGTTGGTTTACGATAAGTTCATCAACGACTACGAGGCCGCTTTTCTAGAAAAGGTGAAGGATGGTTGCGGGTGAGCTAGTCGTCAATATAGCGGTCAAGGGCGGAGAAAAATCCGTTCAAGCAGTGACCGGAGTTCAAAAGGGAATGAGTTCCCTTGCCTCCACAAGCCTAGAGGCAAAGGCCGCAATCATAGCCGCATTCTACGCACTCGAAAGATTGACCAGTAATTCGGCACAAGCCGGTATGGGCCTTCAGCAGTTCGCAAGCCTAACAGGCCTCTCCACAGACAGACTTCAAAGATGGCAGTACATGGCCCGACAATCCGGCGTGGCTGCTGAGGATATTGCGGGTTCTATAAAGGGCGTGCAGAACGCCATGTCCAACCTCATCCTCGGCAAGGGACAGCCCGAAGGAATGGGCATGTTCGAAACTGTCGTGAAATTCGACAGAAGTAGAATGAGGGACACTTTCTATGTGATGGATAAACTCAGGGAGTTCGCCCAGGCCACCAGAAACACCCCAGACGTATCAAACTCTGTGCTTAAGGGATTCAACCTTACAGACGGAACTATTCAAATGATGCGCACTTCGCGCATGGAGCTGGACAAGATCAGCCCAAAAAATCTATACAACTCATCGGAGATTTCTAAGCTAGCACAGGTTAGAACCGCTTGGGCAAATCTGTTCGCAGAATGGGAAACTCACTTCGGAAAATTGAATGCAAAGCAAGGTCTTCCCATAGTCCAGGACGTCGCGAAACTTTCCAAGGAACTGCTTCATTTGATTGAAGTGCTATCGAAGCTAGGGGAAAAGCTGCACGTCTTCGATTTCATGCATGAAATATTCAATGGTGTTTCAGGAATAGCAAAAATATTCGGGCAGACAGGCAACGCTTTACTTGGTAATTCCAATTTCAAATCAGGTGAAAAGAATGAACTTGGAAAGAGTATCTATCCATGGCTTGGAAAAATGTCAGAATCTCTCGCTGGATTCGGATCGTCACATAGTCAGCAGTATTTAAATTCATTGAAGCCTATACCAAACATGTCCATGACCATCCACAATCACGGTGTGAAGGACGCGAAGGACGCTGCGCAGTTACACAAAAAGGCCATGCGCGACGTTATCAAGCAGTTCAACGGGAACGGAGAGTAAAATGGGAAACATCTCCTCCCTGGCGAATGCACAAAACGCAGCCCTAGCCCTCACAAACCTTATTCTCGTGACGCCGCAAAATGTATCTGGATATCAGCCACAGTTAAATCCAGATCAAACTGGGCAACAGAATCAGCAACCCCCCACCCTTATTTTCCACTATGAAGGGGAACAGACGGTTACGCTTCAATCTGATATCACAGACCATTTTGCCGAGGACAACACTTCGATACAAGACCAAATCGCTTTGAGGCCTGTGAGAATAACGACTCATGGATTTATAGGTGAATTGAACGATGTGGTACCAGCGGCCCTCGCGTCTCTAAACGCAGTAGCCAATAAATTGACTACGGTTTCCGGTTACCTCCCTCAGGTTTCTGTTGCGGCCCTGAACGCGTACAACGAGGCTGCGCAACTATATTCTATTGCTCAACAAACAGTTCAAGCCGCTGTTGCCGCTTGGTCTTCGATATCTCCAAGCGGTAAAGGCGCTGGCGAGGCTGTGGTGACAACCGCAGGGATAGAAAATACTGGTCAGCCTGGGCAGAACAAACAACAAATCATGTTCCAACAGTTTTACGGCTATTGGAGTCCAGCGGATGCTCTGACGCGCACCCTCTTCACTGTGCAGACCCCATGGGCAATATTTCAGGACTGCGCCATAGAAACTTTGAGGGCCATTCAAGACGAGACCACTAGAATGATCACTGACTTTGAAGTCACATTCAAACAAATGCGATTCGCCAGCACAGCACTATTCACTCTGAACGTGAACCAACAAAACGGAAGGGCCGCGAATCAATCCGCGTCTCAGGTAAATCTTGGAACTTCTACTCCAGCTCTGGCACCCGTTTCCTTGGCTACCTCTATATTCCAATCCGTGAATGGTGTTCTTCCATGAATCAAATAGCTCAAATAACGACGGACTCTCTTCAGAATCAAATTCTTTTGCTCGACGACGGATCGAGTGTTGCTCTGACTTTATATTTCGTTCCAATGCAGTATATGTGGTTGATCAAGAATATCACCTATCAGAAGGTAGGTTTCACAATCGAGAATATGCGCATTTGCAATTCCCCGAACATGCTCCGTCAATACAAAAATCAAATCCCATTCGGTATGGCCTGTTTCTCTACGGCTAATAGAGAGCCATCACTACAGCAAGACTTCGCTTCAGGTGCCTCTAAGCTGTACATCCTCACTGAAGCGGAGGTACTGGAATACGAGGCGTACCTAAGTGAATAGGAAGCTTGGAAGAAATTATTTTCTATCCATTCAAGCCGTCGACGATTCTTTTGTGTCAGTACAGCTTCCACTGACAATAGAATTCGACGCTCAAAGATCCACACTTGGTTCAGCGAATGTCGGAACAATTCGTGTGTATAACCTGTCCAGAGTTAACCGTAACCTAATCCTGAAAAACCAGGGCGGAAACGACTATGCTCGAAAGGTAACCCTTCAAGCAGGTTACGGACCTGGGCCTATCCTTCCTGTGGTTTTAAGCGGCACAATCAGTCAATGCTGGAGTGTGAGAGAAGGGAATAATTTCATCTCCCAGATAGAAGTCTTGGATGGAGGAAGAGCATTTGCGGATGCAACACTTCAACTTTCCCCATTTCCTGAGAACACTCCTCAACAAACCGTTGTGGAAGAAATTGCAAATTCTGTGAATCAATTCGGAGTCAGAACTGGGGCCATAAGCTCTTTCCCTGGAACAATAAGCAGGGGAAATTCTTATTCTGGAAGTCCAATGTCCATCCTGAACGAGATCACAAATGGGAAGGCTTTTATAGACAACAGCGTTTTAAATATTCTGGCCGACAATGATGTCATTGGCAGCTATGGTCTTTTCTTGCTAAACAGTTCGAGCGGTTTGTTGAATACGCCAATACGGGAGCAACAGTACATAAATATAGAGATTCTTTTTGAGCCTATGGTGTCATGCGGACAGCAATTATTACTCGATAGTTCTCAAGACGAGAACATGAACGGATTCTATAAGGTGATCGGAGTTCACCACAGGGGAATGATTTCAAGCGCTGTCTGTGGAGAGGCTACGACCTCCTTAAAGTGCCTTAAACTTGGCCAGTTGAATAAAGTCCAGCAAGTAGGTTCAGTGCCTTCAGTAGGGGGAATAGCGTGAGCCAGCCAACGATTCCAGTTCCCAATACGATATACGATCCAGAATTAAAGGATGTTTTGGACGCGCTCAAAAAAGACATCATGATTTCTTTGAATTGCCACGCTATATCCACGATTCAAAGTTTTAACTCCTCTAAACAAACAGTCACGGCCACTATCAATTATCAGAGGACTTACTTCAATACTGACCCCAATACAGGCCAGTACGTGCGGCGGCTCGTCAATTATCCGATTCTCGTGGACGTTCCGGTTGTAATACTCGGTGGGGGTAAGAGTGCCCTGACGTTCCCTATTCAGCAGGGTGATCAAGCTCTTATTCTCTTTAATGACCGATCGATAGATAATTGGGCAGCTGGGGCCCGATCCGGGCCGGTATCCAGCTCCAGGACTCACAACCTGGCAGATGGACTGGCCTTGGTCGGGCTTAACTCTATTTCTGGTTATGACGCGGATAATGTGACGCTCGATGGTGGCGCTGCGTTAATACAGATTAAGAACGACATTACGAATTTGAAGACGATATTAGACGACCTCATTACAGCCATTAATGCAATGACCGTGAGCGTTCCATTTACTCCTGGGACTTTCGGTGTGTCAGGCGTTCCTGGAAGCATCAATACGGAGATAGCGAGTCTATTAAAATGATAGTGAGAGCTCTGGATTCGAATGGAGATTGGCTTTTCGGCAAAGGCAGAAACGATTACCGATCTGGCATTTTGGCTATTGGACAGAATGTCCAGACCAGACTGGCCAGTTTCTTGGGGGATTGTTTTTTCGCAACCCAATCCGGAATCGACTGGTGGAATTTACTGGGTGGTAAAAATTCATTGGCTCTACAACTATCCATTCAAACCACCATCCTAAACACGAATAACGTCACCGGTCTAAAACAGCTTTCATATTCCCTGGACGACAACAGGGTATTCACGGCACAGTTTCAGATTCAAACGTCGCTTAGCACCAGTCTGGCGAGCACGTTTACTTATGATTTTGGCACTGCGATTGGCTAGGGGGGGTATAAATGCCTAATTTGATTACGCCTACAGGACTTGAGGTCGCGACGCAGGCGGAGCTTCTCGCCAATTTCACAGCTCAGTTTCAGGCCATCTATGGAGCAGATATAAATCTGGACCCGGACTCTCCTGATGGACAGATGATTAATATTTTCATCCAGGCAATCCTGGACGTGGAAGACCTTATTGCCCAAGTCTATAACGGATTCGACCCAGATAACGCAATCGGCGTGGTTCTCGACCAGCGTTGCGCAATCAACGGAATCCAAAGGCAGGCAGGTACATTTTCGACGACAGACGTAACCGTCACTACCAATCAAGGAGTTACTCTTTCCGGTTTGAACCAAACCGTGAATCCTGTCTATACCGTTTCAGATAGCGCCGGCACCCAGTGGCAACTAGTGAACACATCGGTGATTGGTGGAGCTGGTGCGAATGTTCTACTGTTCCAGGCCGCGAATCCCGGACAGGTCCTGAGCATTCCCAACACCATTACCGTGCCGGTGACCATCGTCCTAGGTGTCACGGCAATCAACAACCCCTCCTCCCAGATAAACATAGGGCTCAATGAAGAGTCAGATGCGGCCCTCAGGATTCGAAGGCAAAAGTCCGTATCTCTTGGCTCTCAAGGATACTTGGCAGGTCTCTATGCAGCTCTATTGAACGTCACCGGACTTTCTTTTGCTTTTGTAGAAGAAAACAATACTGGCAGTACAAATGCTGATGGGGTTCCAGGACACAGTATTTGGGTGATTGTCGCCGGTAGCGGGACGGCCGCGGATATCGCTAACGCGATCTATACAAAAAGAAACGCTGGCTGCGGAATATATTCTACTGGTTCGGGCACCTCTGTGAGTTTCACCATCACACAAGTAGACGGCAGTCCTTTTGTGGTCGTATGGGATACCGTTGTTTCTCAGAACCTTTTTATTCGATTCACACTCACTTCTCTCGACGGAGTCAACGCTCCAAATATATCTTTGATTCGTTCACAACTTCCCGTCTTATTTAAGCCGGGTGTTGCGCAGCAGGTTAACGTCAACGACCTCGCGACGTTGATACAGGAGATTGATCCAAACAGCCTGGTAACAAGCGCAGGTTTTTCAGCAACATCAGGCGGTTCATACACAAATACTCTGACCCCGACGAACAAATATAATCAGTTCTCCGTGACGTCTCCGAACACAATCATCAGGCCAATAATGATGACGTCACCGATTTCATTGACCAGCGTGATTTCATCCGTAGTTACTGTCACAAGCACCGCAACCGCGAGCGGTGCACCACAAACATTTACCGCTATCGGTGGGTTTGGTTCTTACACGTTTTCTTTCGCGACAAACAATAGCGGCGGTTCAATTGGAAGTTCCTCTGGAATTTACACCCCTGGGGTAACAGGAAGCGTGACCGACACTATTCGAGTCACAGACTCACAATCACAAACTTTTGACGTTGCGATAACGGTAACCTGATGAATACTAGCGAGCTAATTCTCTATTACGCGAATCTACTCATTCTCCAATACTTGGGGAAGCCGAATGCTTACGCCACGATTCAAGTCTTGGTTGCTCCAGCGATCATGGACCAGCTTCCATTGCAGGTTCAGAATGCCTTTACCATCGGCACTGCCACCGGTGTGCAATTGGACATTATCGGTAAATATGTCGGCGTCAGTAGGAACGCGAATGGATTCAATGGACCAATCTCCCTGAACGATTCTGATTTCACTAAGTTGATACAGCTCAAAATTATTCAGAACAATGCTGGCAGTTCTCTAGCGACAATAGTTGGTTTTTTGAACACGTATTTTCCGAGAGAGCTTTTCATCTTCGACAACAATGACATGTCGATTTCTTATTTGATGATCGCCACCCTTGGTAATCAACAGCTTGCACAAGTTTTTGTGAAGGAAGGCTTATTGCCAAAACCGATGGGTGTGGAGTTGGCTTCACTGACCTATATCCCAACGCTTGAGCTTTTCGGGATGCCTTCTTATGACACCCCGTTCTTGCCGAACATTTGGCCTTTCAATACTTACGATGCATATAACACAGGTTACACTTGGCTGAGCTATAGTGACTCGGTCGTGATTTAGAGGAGAACAGATGGCCAAGCTTTCCAGGTATACACAAAAGATTTTCGGTTCCTCTGCTGGCTCGAACCAGCTGGGGGAATATGGAAGTTTCGCTGCCGGTTCACCGGCCCGTTACTCTGGTTCCACGATCACTCCTGCAATCATCCAAACCCTTTCTAACTACCTCACTGGTTGGTTCGGTGCCGTAGTCGGTAACAACTCGCCAACTATTGAGGATATGAATGCGCTTTGTTATTTGTTCGCATATCAACTCGCTTATGTCTTTCAGGCAGGCGTCCCGGAATGGGACTCTGGAACCACTTATTACATTGGGAGCATCGTCAACGACAGCGTCGGAAATCTTTATATCTCTCTGACGAACAGCAACACGGGAAATGCCCTCTCTTCGACGGCAAACTGGCAAGTTCACTCCAACAGCACTGTGCAACAAGGAATCAGTTCTAACTACACAATCCTGCCAACGGACAGTTTTGTTCTGGCGTTCGGAAATATTACCCTAACGATGCCTGATGCTACGACGGTAACCGGATTGCAATACGACATCATCAATACGAATGCCTCCGTCGGAAACGTAATCGCCATAACGACAACCGGTGGACAGACCATCGGTTCAATTGCGCCGCCTTACGATTTAACACAGCCGCAACAATTCGTTGGGCTTCGATCAGACGGATCGAACTGGTACATTGTTGCCGCGGGATAAGGAGAAAAAAATGAAAACTATTTTTATTATATATTTGATGCTATTCGCCTCATGTTTGCAGGCAGTTACGCAGGATCTCATTTGGCGTGTTCCTCACGGAGGATCACTTCCGGCATGGGGAACAATTCGAGGGGAAGGAATAGCAAGCAACGTAGATCTTCCTGGGACAAAGGCTACAGTCGGATCACAGCAGATAGTTACATCTGCCTCCAATGCCAGCACTGCCATGGAAGTGGTGCGCGGATTTGTGAGCGCTGCCGGAACAGCCGTCGATGGGGAAGGTTATTCTTCTGCTTACAATAGCGGTACTCACGTCTATACAATCACATTCGATAACGCATTTGTTACTGGCGGTAAACCAGTGATAACCGCGTCTCCATACAATTCACTAGGTGGCAGTACCGGATACGCCGTAACAATCAGTAATGCCACAGCAACAGGATTCACATATGAAGTCGGAACGGCTGGTTCGCCAGTGGCAAGCGATGTGATGTTTATAGTAATGGGATTAAGAGCCAGTTAAAGAATGAACCACGTTCGTCTAATACGTAGCCAATTTTCAGAACAGGGAACGTTCGGAACAATCTCATTCTCTGAATACCATTATGCAACCGGGGAACTACCTTGGGTCGAGAATCAAAGGAATTTTTCGTGTATTCCTTACGGAACGTATTATTGCGTTTGGGAATATTCCAAGAAGTTCAAAAGAGACACTTATCTACTGAGGGACGTGTGGGGCAGGGAGGATATCCGAATTCACCCGGCGAACTTCTGCGGCGACAAGAGGCGCGGCCTAAGCTCTGACGTAGAGGGATGCATAGGTCTTGGTAAGATGATTGGGGAAATGAACGGACAAAAAGCTCTACTGAAGTCCCACTGGGCGGTTGCCTCATTCGAGGCGCTCATGGATCACCAGGAATTCTCGCTAGAGATAGTGAGCGGGAACGTGCTCTTGGTATAATCCACAAAAGGGATAAGACCATGCAGGCAGACCTACTCGGACAACTCACGCAACAAAAATGGTTCGCCGGCACAGCGCTTTCCCTTGTCTTAGGCATGGGGAGTTTAAATCTTTGGTTCATTCAAAAATCTGTGAACGCGATGGAGAATAATACAAGTCGGTTAATTCGCGCTGTGGATGCAAACACCAGGCAGAACTACGAGCTGACTTCTGACGTGAGGGTTCTTCAATCTCAGGTGCGTATCATCTTGGGGGACAGACCAAGAAAAAAGGGCCGGTTCTCCCCCTCTAACGATGAGGAGAGTTAATGGATCCATCGGTTGATGAAATTCAGAAGTTCATGGACTCCATAGGCGGAGCAGCTGGTCTTGGGGCTCTTGGATTAGCATCATGCGTTACTCACGGCCTGGTGCTTATCCTCCGGACTCCCAGATTTCAGTTCCTCGGGAGGTCTCACCCGTTCGTTGTTTTCGCATTGGGCTGGGCCTCGAATGTTATGGGATTGAAGCTGACTGGATTATCTTGGTGGGCCGCACTGCTTCATGGCAACACCGCAGCACTCATTCAGACCTTAGCTACCGGGAAGGCACCAACGACCCCAGAGCTGCCTCCACAATCCTCCTGAATTTCTCTAAAACTGGCACGTATTGCGGTTTCATGATGACACCGACCCATGCCACCTCATGGTCCAATTCAAACTCCGTCTGGGGCTTTGTAGGAGTTTTGGCCCCACGGCAGCCCTTCGCGTCGAGATCCACGCCGCAAATCCTGGCCTCGGGATGGATTTTCTTCCACGCCGCTAAGAACCTGACAAAGGATTTCGCAGAGGTTGACGCGATGTAGCTATAATTCTCAAGGTCGCTTCGAGAGTTATTTCCTATGACTGACACTCTCTTGCCGTCCTTCATGCTCCAACATGGCCCACCGGAGTCACCAGGGCACAAATTTGCCACGGGTTTGCGGGTAACGAAATATCCATCTCCCATGCGGGTGGATTTGGTAGAAACGATGGCCTCTCCAATGCGGAAAATACCATCCGTAGGCCCACCCTTTTTCGTACAACCAAAACCTGACAAAAGAACCTGATCCCCTGTCGAAACAGAATCTGTGATATCGAGACTCTCGAACTCAATGCCTTTCACTTCCCTCTCGAGAAAACAAAGTGAATTATCAGCTGAGATATCACCGTCCGAGTACTCTTTTGGTATTCTGCATTCGGCTTTGAAGCTGTCTCTGCCTACTGAGAAAACCATCGATGTGTTCACGCAATGCGCGGCGGTCAATACTGCGCGGCTCCCTACGAGAGTATTTGTGCACCCTCCGCTGAATATCACGGCTTGAAAATCCCCCTTCGAAGGAACCCTTCCGCCTATAAGGGTCGGGGACACTGGGACCCCCTCGGAACAGGACGATAAAAAAAGGGAAACGATAGCTATTAAAAATCTATTCATTTCTAGCCTCCATTGTGGGCGGAAGTCCCCGGTGTTGCCTTCTGGCTCTGCGGTGTCTGTCGAACATCTCCCGAGTTTTTTTTAGAAACGTGCGATCACAAAGCTTTGGATTCTCGTTGCAAACAGACTCTATGAACGTCTCTACCCAAGCTATGTCCTCCATAGACACGGAAACTCTCGGAGGATTCGCCGTTGTGAGAAAATCCACCTTGTCCGACTCAGGGATAGTGCGAATGGTCTTCGAGAGCATCTTACTGCAGAAAACACCATCTCTCGGAGAAGGCTCGCAGAACTCCATGTCCTTTATGGGAATTTTCGGAGCGCGAATAGATCCGCAACCACTAACCAATAGAATTGAAATTAAGCATAGCGTCCTGCCAGGCCTTAAGTTTTGCATCGTGATCTTCCTTGGTCGCGTTATCTAGGGCAGCCGACGCGGCTTGTGCGGCATTCAGTTCATTGGCCTTTTCATTTTGAAGTCCCCTTCGATTGATGATGATATTCATCCAATCGACGACTTTCCCAGCGAGAGAGTTGATCATCCATTGAAAGATCCATCCAACGAAAGGAATATTTATTAGAGCGCTGAGCTTAGGAATGAGCGCGACCAAAAACTTGACCAACAGTGGAAGCCCAACGTCGATGATTGCATCTAATAGTTTTTGAAGCATCTTAGTGCCCTAACGCGCCATGAATCGCTGCCCACAAACCAGATACCAGGGTAGCAAGCCACGCAGGGACCACGCTCGGAAACATAGATGCTACTGCAACGAGTAATGCCACCGCTCCGCCAGCGACAGCTGCCCAGGTTCCTGTCTTCACGCCTTGAATGATATTCAAAATATCTTGCCAAATTTGTGCCATTTGTGTCTCCTTTGTTTTGGGAACGAAGGGAAGTGAGACGAGTGCCCCACTAGCCCTCCGCCGCTCCCATGACGTCACACCAACGAATATTGTAGCAGCGGATGAGGATTTTCGTGTGATGGGTGCGTCAAATCAATTCGGGGGAAAAATGAAAATTTTATTACCTTTTATGTTTTTGATGTTCTTCTGTGGATGCAACAGCAGTAAGCCTGTTCCACCATCTCCTGTTCCTCAGCCAGTAAAGAACTTCAGAACAATCGAGCATGGTCACAAGCACCACAAGGGACTTAAGAGACATGAACACGCGAAGAAGTTTTTACGTGAGTCCAAGAAACTCAAACGAAGTCACTTGGGCGCTTCCCCGATTCCGAAGTCAATTTCCCTAAGAGGAACGGCCGGACCAGTAGAGGATCAAGGACAGTGCGGTAGCTGTTGGGATTTTTCTCTGACTACAGTTCTTCGAGGGACCATGATTCTTGCCAATCAAGACCCTGGTCGACTTAGTTTCAACTACCTCCTGAATTGCGACACGGACGATTATGGTTGTAACGGAGGGGACTTATCTGCTGCGGAATGGCTTATTCAGGGTGGTAAAGGTATTCAAGGTGATTATTCTTACGATCGCGCTCCCTACTCCGGTTCCCAAGGGAAATGCGTAAAGGGAAAAGCGATCGCGCAGGCAGCCGGATATCAACTTCTGGGAGATAATAACGGGCCGAGTTTCTACGACATAGCCAGCCAAATATCCCAAAATCATCCGGTCTCTACTGATGTCGCAGCCGGATCTGGGGAATGGGAAAACTACTCCGGTGGCGTCTATAATGTCTGCCAGGGAGGAGAAAATGACATCGACCACATGGTGGTTATTGAGGGTTATGATTGTGAAGGTTCTGTGGATAGTTCTGGCAATTGTGCTCTTGATCCCAATGGCAATTTGCCTCCGGGTATTGGAACTTATTTGGTGAGGAACTCTTGGGGTCCTTGGGGAGATGCCGGATACATCACTATGAAAGTCACGGACATCAATGGCAACCGATGCAATCAAATAGGACACGATGCATTGGTGTTTGAATTGGGCGATCAAAAAAGGCATCGCCGCCGATGATGACCTTCAGAAACCTAATAATAACGACGCTGGTCATCTCTGTAGGAGTTGTTTCTTTATTCGTAACTCTTTTACCGACTCATGCGCCCACAGCCATTCTTGTTCTGGTTCTCATTGGAACGGCTGCAGCCTGGGATGTTTGGATGGTTAAGGACGGGAAGGTTGGGACTTCAATATCTGCCGTGATGATTTGGGCTGGTCTGAAGGCGCCTGCAACTATCTTCGCAATGGGTTTTATCATGGGACATTTCTACGGATATTTCACCCCTGTGGATATTCGACCGTGTAAAACGATTGAACTTGTACAGCCACAAATGATTGACGGCGGTCCCGTTAAGGCTCTTCCTTCTCGATAATCTTGGTAATTATTGTGATGATTTCTTTTTCAGATAAACGGCTAGCGGAATTCCTATAATCTGAACAGTAAGAATCACTGGGTCTCTTGCCATTCTTCGAGAAGGTACTCAATCAGGTCCCCGTTGTCTTTTTCTATTGTTCCCCAGACTTGGAACACTCCGAGACCGACTTCTGCGAGTTCAATATGAACGTCCTCTGAGTCGAGTTCTTTCCACTGAGAGTGACTTATCTTCTTTATCTCTTTCATGGTCTGGCAAGGTAGGTTTTCCAATACTCTAACCCATTCTGTACGTATTTTCTCAGGTGCTCGTAGCCCTCTCTTGGTGCGTGGTGATCATATAGAAGTCTCCGCCCTACAGCGGCAACGTCCTTCGAGTCATCACTGGAAGCCTTCCAACTCTCAGGAACCCATTCAATCGTGTCGCTGACAACGGATGGAACGCCCTCAGCAATTCCATCCGCAGTCACGTTATTGAATGTCTCCGTATACGACGGCTGCAACATTAGGTTCATTGTGCCGCAGAACCTTTTGAAATCTGGCCAGGAACACCAATGGAGTTCCTTCAGTGTCACGCCAGGAACATCATGCGTCCAGGCTTTGGCTGTCTTGTAGACGATATTTCCAGCGCCGTCCGATCGACCGGCGTTCATCCAAATCTCAACTGGAACCTTCAACATGAACCCTATTTCCATGGCCGCGGTGACTGCCGTCGAGAAGTTTTTGTACACGCGAGCAGACCCAAAAGCGCCGATGCGAAGAGGGCCACCATTATACAGAGGTCGATGAATAGGTTCGTGTCCATGGAGGTAATACAGGTTTGGCAGATACTGCACTGGTCTCCCATATATGCTCCCCAAGATGCTGGCCAGGCGTTGGTTGTTCGCCGAGGCAAAGAAATTCGTTGTCCCAGTCTCTAGATCAATCGCCTCTCTCAGCAGGTCAATGGCCCTTGGCTCCGCTTGCAAGAAACCTACGTTCGAATGGCAATTCAAGGTGAACTTAACGTGCGGAAATTTTCTGCAAAGCTTTGCTAGAAATATCGTCGGAATCCACTGAGCCATTACGATGACGTGAGTGATCGGACGTGGAGATGATTCCTGGGATTCTACATAGTTGCCGATGTCGTCCGCACCAAAGGCCGGGAAGGCTTGGGCAATGATGCCATTAGCCATGAGTGTTTTAGCAGTATAGGCAGCAGTAACGCCGAGTCCTATATGGGATACGTTGCAATCTTTGGAGAAGTTTTTGTAAGCGAGAAGAATTCGATAATTTCGGTTCGTGTGCGAATCAAAGCCGGCAGATGAAAAAAATGCAAGTTATGAATCATGGCCACTGTAACGGGACAGGTATATAGGCGCCCCAATCACTGGTCTTTGGAATCTTCAAAAACGGATTCGGCTCTTTAAGAGACTTTTCTATCAGTTCTTGAGCTTCGGGCGTTTTGGTCCAGGAATTGAAATAAGCGTATCCCTTTTTCCATAGACGTTGCTCTCGATTTAATCGCTGCCGCTTTTTCAGTGGGATGCCGCTCATGACTTCTCAAAATCTCGAGGTTTCTGCGAAGGATTTAGCCCGTTGGTCCATTTGTTTACTCCTAAAAGCTGGGGAGGCCGGCTCCGCCCCGGCATATTCCGACTTAACAGGTCGACCCATTGCTAATTATGGTACTCCCCAACCCAAAACCAATTATTTAGCAGGTGGCGCTGGCTTTATCGTGGAAGCAATGCCTTCGAACTCCCTGAGTTTGTTCGAATACAAATCCATTGCCGCGCGATGCTTTTCCACCAACTGATCGCGAAGCGTTGCCCAGCCTGGAGGGAATCCAGTGTTTTTCTCCAGCATGATAACCCATGCCCGGTGGAGTCTATCGACTTCGTGCTCGTACATATTCACTTGATCTAGAAATGGTTGAAGCTTGTTAGCCAGCGATGGAACGAAAAGGTGTTTCGTTGCTGCCAAGGCTTTTTGAAGTGCGTCTTGATTGATTACCGCTGGTTTTTGTTCGTTACTCATTTGTCTCCTTATTCAAAATTCCGCCCGATATCCATACCCTAATTTGTTCCCCGATGGGAATGTCCACTCCGAAAAATGCCTTAACGCCACCCGGGCACCAATATCTTAACCCAATCGGCTCTGAGTATTGAACGTACCAATCCTCATATTCCGTTCCCAGAACCCTCGATTTCACCGGCTTGAGAAGACTGAACATGTAGTTCCCGTCCCGCTGACGAGATAGCCACGCCTTGCGTTGCTTCATTTAGACAGTCCTGGAGGAATAGTTGGTAGGCAGAAAGTGCCCTCACTCCATATTCTACCAGGTGCGGTAATTTCGACGGGTCGTCCTTAAGCATCATTTCCATGCACTCGCGATTCTCTTTGGTGTGCGTGACGTCAAAGTTCACGTGGCTTTGCAGAAAGGAAAGTGAATTTACAACGTCTTCTCCGAGAACCTTTTTCACGTGGTCCAGAATTCTCGGGCCGTGGGTGATGGACAGCATTTCGATTTCGTACATTATGGGGACAATTGCCCCCCAACTTTCTTTGATGGCTTCCCAGTGCAGTCGCTCATATTGCCTAACCCCTGGGGCTAACGAAAAGTTACCTGCTGCGCCTAGCTTGTCGGCATCTCTCGTCATTAGTTTTTCATGGCCTTCTTCTTCTTCAGCCCGAGCCACAAGAAAATTCGCTACCCCAAAATCGAAACAAGTATCTCCTGCACAAGTAAGCCAATGGACGACATCCTTAGTCATCTCATAACCAAGCCTGGTGTATTTCTGCAGCGCTTCCATGGCTCTAGGCGCTTCCAACGTCATGTAGTTATCGTCGATAAATTTTGCTAGTTGATTGCGGTATGGAGTGAGGATGCGTTCGTAGTTATTCATTTCTCACCTTGTGGATTTTGTTTTCCGGCCCATAAATCCATAACCTTCCAAAGGCTAAGGAGTGCCGGAGAATCTAGCCTTATCTGAACCTGCTGCTTACCATCAAAAACATGGAGCACCGCTGAGTAAAGGCTATCGCATTCAAGTCGCACGCTTGAGTGCACATGATGCGCTTCAAAGACGAAATATTTTGTTTCAGACGTATGATATGAGTCAGGTCCATTCATTTGATTTCCTCGATGCAGATTAATTTGGCTTTGTGCGCGTACTTCTTGTCTACTTCGAATTCAGTTGTCCAGTAACACTTTGGGTAAGCTGAACCACAATCAAAAACGATTTGTGCTTCCCGGAGCCATTCTAAAAGTCTGGTATTGGCTATCTCGGCAATTCTTTCGGCTTGGAACTTCTCCAGGCTATAGCGCGAAACCGATACGCTGGGAGGACTCATGTCGTGATTCAAGAAATCTTCGTAGGTAAACTTCATTGGAATTCCTTTTCGATGGATGCTAAAGCTTTAGAAGCTATTTTGCCCTCTATCTTGTCGCCCTGACCCCCATGCCAAATCACATCTTCCAAGGCTTTAATAGACACTTGAAGAGCCTTCAACGCGGCGGGGAAATTGGTCATAAATAGCTGCATTTCAGTGGGACTGAACAACACATACCGAAACGCTTCCGCTCTAGGAAATCTTTCGCATTCTTCTAGTAGGCCTTTGAGTTTGTCAGGGAGGGAAGTCACTTGAAATAAACCTTTCCGCACGTGTTGCATTTTAACTGCAAGTCATCTCCGGTAAATTTCCAATCGTGGTTGTCAATAAACCAACACAAACAAACTCCCCATGCATGCCACAAATACCTTACTAAACTCATTTCTCCCCCAACGCAGCGTCGATGCGCTTTGCCATCGTGCAACATTCGCAGTTCCCAGGGCTTTTACAAACCCCAATACACTCAGCATCCAAAAGTGGGCCGTTGACTATAAATGGCCTAGCCTCTTTCAATAACTCGCGCAGGCCTTGGCCCTTCTTCACTTCTTGTAGTAGTTGACCGTCTCTTCGGTCTAAAATTTGCCGCAGTCGTTTCACCTCGGCGATGAGCTCATCCACGTCATTTCCATGAAGTGTCACGGTGTCAATATTTCGATGAATCCTGTCCTTAGAGAATTCGCTGAGTAAATTTAATCGATCTTCAGTCATTTCAACACAGCCTCGATGCGCTCAGCTATCGATATGGCCTTAGGTAGGTATGGCAGTGCCTCTCTCAACAATTCGCGTAGGGCTTGCTTAGGTAGGTATGGCAGTGCCTCTCTCAACAACTCGCGTATGGCTTGGTTTTCTTGTCGAACTGTGTGCACTGAACGCCATGGACCTTTTGGCTGCAACCGCCTCACCTCGGCGATAAGCTCTCGATAAGTACCCGCAAAAGTGTGGTCCGCTAAATCAACGACCGAATCCTCAATCTCTTTCAATTGCTGTTCAGTCACAAAAACGCCCTCAAAAGAATCATAAGCAATCCTAGACAGCCGACTAAAGAAATACCCACCACCAACGGCGCATATCGCCCAAAAGGATATGAACTTAACTCGAGCATCTGCATCTCATAGAACATCTTGTCGCGGGCGATGCTTGCCTGTGTGAGGCGTCTTAGTTGTTCTTCTTCGGTCATTATTACTCCCCTCCCTTTTTAGATGCCCAAAAACAAAGAAACAAAAACAAAGCAAGTGGCCAAAGAAACATACAAAAACCCAAAAAACCTAGGTCGTCTGAGATGTCAGCTTTAACCATTTTGGAAATCAAAAACGCAGCGAGCGGCATCATCGCAAAATATCCACCGATCATTATCCACTCAGTCATTCACCCTCCAAAATCTGCACGACGCAGCCGAACCATCGTAGCGCTGAAAGAATCGAACTCCCCACCGCGTCGTGCTTTTGATTGGTGGTTCCCACTATAGGTACAACCTAAACGGCGCTGATGACTTTCACATCACTTGACCCAATCAAATTCTTTGCTGCGGGCCGGGCTTGAGTACCGGCTCACCATTTCACACAACCACCGAGTCCAAGGTCAACGTTAAGCGCGCGGCGCTCGTCACAGTTCTCCACTTGAGTACCCAGAACTTTCAGCCGTTAAGAATCGATGCTTTATGAGCTCCAACATTCCAATCGCCTGAAGGGTCGTCATATTGAACCAAAACTCTTCAAGTTTGCCGTTTTTTTCGTAGAGCATGCATCCGCATTCGGCTTTGAATGTCACCAATAGTTGCTCTATCGCCATACCTTCGGTCAGTTGTTTTTGTTCTGCCATTTTGCCCATCCTTAATAATTAGACCCTCGCCGTAGTCTCATAACACGGCCTCCCCGTTGACTGAATCGATTCACACGCTTCGCTCAGCCTTCGGCATATTTTAATTTTCCAATCTCACTTCACTCTTTTCGTCGCAACTTCGGCACATCCCCGTGAAATTCAAAACCCCATCCTTTGATTTCAAGATATATCCCGACGACAGAATGTGCTTGTGCGAACCTATGCCAACCAATCGCATGACTTTCCTGATGGTGCTTCCGACAAAGGCGAAGAATGTTGAATTCATCCCACGTCCCTCCTGAGCCTCGCGACTTGATGTGAGCTCGGTCGCTAGGTCGATGGCCACAAACAATGCAAGGTTCATTGCTCACCTTTCGGAAGGTAGGCCGCATTCAATTCATCTGCAATAGAGCATTGATTTTTAGCCGGCAACGCCTCAGGTATCGCGTCAAAGTCGTATTCAGCTATCGCGGTACCACAAAGTACGTCACTGAACGTATCCTTGAGCGCCCAGGATCTCGCACGCATTTGCAGCATGCGTTTTGGGTAAGTGTCCCAAGGGGTCTTTCTCTCGCGATTCAAAAGACCGGCCTTCTTAGCATCCGCTAGACTGAAAACACGTTCTATTTGAAACATGTCATCGCGCTTCAGGCGACAGACAGCGTAAAATGCTTCGTCGGTAAGGTTACGGTTTTCGAAACAGATTTCCTTGAAGTTCACATCAAAGATGCGCTCATCGATGAACTCTAGTTTTCCAGACCTACGAACCAAGGCAAGCGGAAGGTCCCCCCAACAGGACACCACGCCGTTCACGATCATCAACTGTCGAATTCCAGTAACGTAGGGAATCTTATGTTCGGACAAAAACTGCAATGCCATAAAGGCCTGAGCTGCATTCTCGAACGAAGACGGCATTGCACCAGACTTCAAAAACTCTACGGCTATACGCCATTGCTGTGTGTGGGTTGTAGGAGCAATTCGTCCCTCACCCGTCAGAGCTATTTCTTTTGGGGAGGAACAGACAGCTCCGGAAGATTGACTTTGAATCGGTTTAGGACTGGGTGAGTCAATTGCTTGGGCTGCCTGTTCATGAACGTCGATCATCGTAACACCACCAATTTATAATTTTATTAACCGAGGTATTTAGGAAAGTAAATAATTTTAATTATCATTCTGCGGTTTCCATAGGCTCTGGGGTTAGCTCTGGGACTTCTAGGGGTTCCCTTTCTATCTCTGCACCCACCTCGTTCTCGGCCCATTCGCCGAAGTCTATGGTTCGAGCCTCTGGATTATAGCCAGGATATTTACCGGTTTTAAGACATTCGGCGTAGACCCGCATTGCCTTCGAACGTCTATGTTCTCCGCGGAAAAGAATCCTCGTACCTACCGGATAGACTGCAACCTCATGAGGAGGTTCAGACTCCGCGGCTATAAGAATGGCAGCATCACTGCGGATTTGTTTCGTGGATTGGGCGGCCTTTAGATAATGGCTCAATTGCAGATCGATGTCGTAATCTTTAATTTGCCAAACAAATTTGAAATCTCGCGCGTCTCTCGTGGTTTTCAGATCAATGATGTATCCGCTCGCGCTGACAACATCCAGACGAGCCTTGCAAACGATATCAGTCTCTTCGTCCTGCCAAAAAATTGTCGCCTCTGTAACGGAACCCTTCAGAAGTTTTCCGGCAATTGGATGAGATAGAATCTTATTCGACATGCGAATAAGTTTCTCTAGTATCTCCGGCGTCACAATAAGAACGTCCGGAGCAAGCGATGCGCGCCACGTTTTCTTTTTCTCCAGAGCTTCACCGGACCTATTCGAAGGCTTGCCGTCCTTCGTCAGTCCGATGAATTCTGGCTCGACCACGCACTTCTTCGCGAATTGTTCAGGTTCCAACACAGCGAAATGGAGCATCCTACCGAACTCCGTGGCCTTGGTGGACTTGTCCTCCCCGCGGAACCTGCGCTCGTAGAAGTGTGCCGGGGAACGAAGCATGTCCATCAGACCGTGGCTATTGATTGCGTCCGCGGAAGAATATTCCTCGAACGAGATATCGCGATGAATTTGGTTCAGCTCCCAAGTGACGGGTTTATATTGGCGTTCTTCAATCGCATCCATTTGGTTTCTCCAGCTCTGCGATGAGGGCATCGGCACATTTTACGGCAACAGAAACAGAAGTCTCACCTGGATGATCACCCATCCAATCACTTATACTCTCTATACAATTCACATTCCCAACCAACGCCTGCATGCACATTGCCGCGAATAGTTCGCGTTTGCTCAATCCGGAATATTTTTGGGGGACGTATTCATATTGGAGGCGTTGCTCATCATGTTCCTTTAAAATTTGCTCAGTAGGAAAAGCCGGCACATTCTTATCCATTAAGCGCCGAATGTTTTGTGAGCTCTAATATTCCAATCGCCTCAACTTTGTTTACATTGATCCACACCTTTTTGAGGTTGCCGTTTTTCTCATAGAGCATGCATCCGCGTTCGGCTTTGAGCACTTCAAATAAGTGCTCTACCGCTTCAACCTCTACCGCTTCAACTTCGTTCAGTTGTTGTTGCTTTGCCATTTACTTTCTCCTTTTAATTCATCGTCGATAAAAATGAGTCATTTAGATGATCCCGACCACGACCGCGACCCCGACCACCTCTTCAGGAATTTGCGTGGTGTTTTCATAGTTTGTCTCCAGGGTTGAGTTGTTTGGCCACGTCGTCGAGATAGTTACAGCCTTGGTAGAACTGCGGACCAGAGATTTTTCCGTTGAGCTTATCCATCAGGTGTTGCACGCATCGCTTGGCAAAGGCTCGTCGTTGCGGGTCCGTCTCGGCGTTGGCTTTGTTTTGAAGCATCGATACATATCCACCAGATGCCTGTTTGTCGGCGATTTCTCGAAACCTACGTTGCTCGCTCTTTTTGACCTCTGTGAGGCATCTTTCGAAATCGTCCAACATGGGTGCGGAGCGTTGGGTCGCGATTAATAAATCCACCACCTCCTGAAAAGTTTCATCCCGCAGATGGCTGTAAGACTTCCAGAACATCGCGGAGCGTTCGGGGGGATAATATTTCTCCCCGAATACCCCCATGAGTCTTTTAACCTGGTCTTGGAAGTGCTCTTTCTTCACTCGGTACCTCCTTAAAAACTTTGGCCCAATCGTAAGTGCCTTTTTCTTCTCCGTGGTCCAGCGCCAAAGCAACTGCGTTGAACTGAGCCTCAAACGTGACGAGGTTGTGGCGTTGTTTTTCAAACCACGGGTCTTTCATCTGGCAGTAGACCTGAAGCAGATTTGCGACCGTTTGGACCGGGCATTGCGCCAAAATGCGTTTGAGGATGCCCTGGCTCTTGCCACCCACATCGGGACGCGCCTTGGTGCTGTAGCGCCTCTGCCAGGCCTGTACGTAAGTCCCAATGAGAAATCCCACCGGATTGCCGCGTGCCGTAGGCACCGGCGGCGAAGCCGTTTCTAGTTCGAGTGCCTCCTGAGCTGGATGGGTCTCTGCGAGTGGATGAATTTTTTCGAGTGGCTTCTTTTCTTTTTCTTCTTGTTTTGAATTGTATTGAACTGCATTGAATTGAATTGAATTGTGTTCCTTTTTTGAACGAGTCGTTCGATTCCGTTCGAAGTCATTGTTTTTCCTAGATTTTCCAGATGCCTTGCCGGCTTCGCGCGCACTTACAATTCTGGACTGGTGTGCATCGACATGTTTCTGATTTCCGCTAATGCGAAACACATTCGCTTGTTCCGTTTTTCTCAGGTAGGCGTGTCTAACCAAAGCGTCAAAAAATCTCTCTGGGTCTTCTGATTCTTCCAGATCTAACCAATCCAGGATTTGCTCTTTGGAGGCAGTAATAGCGAGTTTCTCTTGTGAGTCATGCCAGAGGATTAAAAGGCAACCGATAGTCCTGCCTCTGCCCCACTGCATCGTTTTCATGAGCTTAAAAAACCTAGTCTCTGCCATAGCCCTAGTTTCAATATTTACACGCACCCCAAACCCTCAAAAAATAACGCTGGCTGCCAGGATCCGGCCGAGTGACTATGAGGACACCGCAGTCCCTTACGGGACTGAAGCCAGCGAAAAAAATGTTGCGATCTGACTAAGAAAGGGCGAGCTTTTAAGCGTCGCGACTTCACTTGAGTCGGACCGGCCCCTGGGCGTTAACCGCGCCGCAGAAGGCAATCGCCCTGGGACAATCCCCCAGGGCCAAGTATTTATGCCTCGAAAATAATAAAAAGGCGCCCATTTTCTTCAACGCGGCGCATGGTGTGTTCAGCCAATGATTTGGCCGATTTATATACCGTCGAAAGGCCGTCCGAATCCAGCCACTGCCAAGACTTTGGCGGCGATCCCGCACACGCTGATTGTGGAGCCTCAGGACATGGGCGCCTACGCCCGTGTCAACGAAATCGGCAGTAAGCTACTTTCTTTGCAGAAAGACAACCAAGGCATAGCCTACGTTCGGAATTTCGTTCTCAATCTGTGCCGGGAGCTGAACCACAAATGGTTTTGGATGCTGGACGATGACATCACCGGCTTCAATCGGTCCGAAGGCGGCAGAAATCACAAGACCGATCCGGCCATAGTATTGGCGGAAGCACAGAAAATCTTCCAGTCACTGGGACAAGTAGGTCAGGGAGCGCTCGAGTATCAACAGTTCTCATGGTCTGCCAAAAAGGAACATGCCATTGGATACTGTGACGTCGCCGTAGCCATCAATGTGGAGCGGACCAAAAATCTGAACTATCGACCGGAAATGAACCTCAAGGAGGACCGAGACTTCACCTTACAGGTGCTTGCTAGTGGCATGCTAACTGTACGAAGTAGCAAGCTTTCTTTTGCAGCGCCCAAAAACGGTAGCAATAAGGGCGGCCTCTACGACATCTATCGCTCGGGTTTGGAAAAAACCGCGAGTCAGAGAATGGAAGACGCCTGGCCAAATATCTGCAAGGCCACGATCAAAAAAGATGGGCGCCCGGATGTGAAGATCAACTGGGCTGCGTTCCGGCCGAAGTGAAGTGCGTAATCGATCTCCTTTCCAACACCTCGGGGATATCCCTAGGGTTGCTCCGACTTGGTGGCTCTTCTTTTTTCGACTAATCGACGATTGGTGCGAACACGGCAGAGTTCCTCTTCTCTCGTTCCGCATTCCTGCATCTTTCGTAGAGCGTAATAGACAACGGAATAGCGGTAGGCTTTTTGGTTCAGTTTTTGAATCGGAGTGACCCCGTGAAGACAGCTCTGACCATCGAAGAGAAAATAACTTCGGTCGTTCAATAACCAACGAGCGCCGAATTCCGGGATGCTTAAGAACCCGCCTTCGCAAAGGTGACGAAAGACAACCATGCAGCTCATGACGTCGAACAAGTTCCCTTTGTCGTAATGATAGAGAAGGGGATTGTTTCGGTTAACGATGCCAGATGTGAAACTCGTTCCGGGAATCCGCCAATCTTTCTTGATGAATTCTGCCAGCAACCTTTGATGCTTTTGGTAAACCTTTGGAGCGTTCTTTTTGTAAACTCGGTCTAACGTTTTTCCGAACTCGCAAATGATTTTGTGTTGCTCTGGATGGGTCTCGAATGCAGAAGTGACCGAACAGAAGTTGCCGCTTCCCATTGTGATTCTAGGACGGAAGCCAAAAATGCGGCTGGAACCGTCTTTGGAAGTCTCTCTGGTTGCCGTTTGCATGCCCAAAGTTTTGACCGCCCACAGAATATCCTTGTGTCGCTCTTCGAGCCTTCCGTAAATGATGACCGGTTTGCTGTCGAGTTCGTACACTCCTGGCTCGTCGTAAATTAGGGAGGTGTCGGATTCCTGCGCGGTTCGGCGTTGCAGCTTTTTGGCGTCAATCTCTTTTCGAGAGAGCTGGAACCGCTTCATTTATGAGTCTCCAGATGACCTGAGAATAGTCTTCGAGTTCCCATTTATCCATTAGGGCGTCGAGCTTTGGTAGGGCCTTGTCGTAGTCTTCTCTGGCCAGGTAAACCACAATCTGTTTGATGGCGGCGTTTTGGTAAGCATCGAAAGAGACCGCCACCTTTTCGCCGGGCGCCTTTTCCCCTTCGGCTTCCAAACGGAAATTGTCCAGATTGATTTCCGGGAATTCAAAACGTTCGAGGTCTTCTAAGCCAAGTCCAGAGTCATCCAGGAACTCTCTGAGTCCATCGTCTGTCATCGAACCGTATTGAGAGGTTAGAGCGAGCACCTTTTGTTTGGCCTGTTTCATGTTATCGGCTTCCACAAAGCTCACTGGAAGCCCTGGACATGCGTGAGAACCACGTTCAACAAGGGCCTTCACGGTTCGCACCCTTTGGTGACCGTTCAGGATGTGGGCTTTTTTCTTCTTATCTACCCAAACACTTACGGGCTCGGAAAACCCGAGTTCAAGAATCTCACGCTCCAGTTTGCCCTGATTTTCGAACGTGAGCACTTTCAAGTTGCCCTGAAAGTCATGGAGTTCCGAGAGCTTCAAGGTAGAGGCCCCTTTACAGCGAATTGGGATGGTTTTGAGCTTGGCCATATAGAGGCAATCCTGCAGGCCAACCCTGAGCTCGTCAACTCGTCGGAACCATAGGCCTTTAATTGGCCTTGCATATATACCCATGTATATGGTATCCTATATATAGATGGAGGTTGGTTGTGACCGAGTTCGAGAAGATGCTGAGAGAAGAGTTAACGCAAGCGGATGGTGCCCTTCAGGACACCGAAGATGCGATTGAGCTGAATAAACCAGTCCCCAACGCGATGCTCATTCGGCAGGCGGAACAAAAAAAGACCGTCGCCTCTTTGGAAAGAGTTTTGAAAGCGTACCTGAAAAATCACTCGAAGGAGTAAGTCATGTTTCTCATCGAATTGGCGGTTTCGAGTTTCATCATGGTGCAGGATTTCAAAGGTAATAGAACGCAAGTCATTTTAGATGTTTATTGGCCCGGACAGATTTGCATCGACTCGAAAGAGCTCGAAGAAAAGTTTCCTAAGATGGGCAAGTTGCCTGGCGGACGGTTCCACTACAACCCCCGTCGAAACAGTTGGGAGAAATGTTTATGAAAACTCTAATACTTCTTTTCATTCTATTGATGACCTTGAGTGCATGTGGTCGGGCAAATTGTATAGCATGGCAATCTGCGACTCAGCAGTATCCGGCCGTAATGTATCAGCCTCAGTCTACGAATATCGGGCCATCGGCTTGTCCCTTTAATTTCGCGGCTGACGTACCGGCGAGCCAAATCATTAAGGTGATCAATTGAACACCAAAACCGAAATCATCTTGGCATTGATTTGTGCAGGGGTGGGCGTGAGCGGATACCTATATATGTCCCGATTCCGTGACAGGGGAATTCCGATTAAGGGCAACATCGTTATCGAATGCGAGGACGGCACCATCATTAGGCAGTTGGGCGACGGACACTTTTCCAAGTTCGAATCCTATAAACAAAATTTGCCCAAGCCATCCAAATGCTGGGGGTATCAATGAGAAAAAAAGCCAAAACGACGATGGTTAAGGCCGTTTATGTCGGTAAACGCCGAGCAACCAATACCTCTTTCTTCCATTGTTTCATGATTGGAAAAAAGGAAATTTTGTTCAGTTCAATCGGTGGATGCGCCATTGGCTATAGATATTGGCTTGAAAAAACGGCAACGGGGTTCATCTGCCAGCGGCGCCCAGGATTGGTTTCAGAGTCGTACTCGTACTCGGACGAGCAAATTATCGCTTGGGAAAAAGAGCAGCTGAAAGCCGAAGGAGAAGTTTACAAAAATCGGGACAGAAACGCGATGGCGCGCAATTCTAAAGTTCTCGATGCAGTTAAGGTGCTGCGCCCCATTTTTAAAGGGCTGCGTCCCTTTGAGCACCAGGCTCTTCTCGAGGGAATTCTAAGGAACCTAAGGGAAAGGTGATTAAAAAATGCACCCAATAGAATATCGCATAGTCCAGAAAATAGTGGGCCTGGTCCCTACCGATCAGAATGATTTGAATTACGCCGAATTATCCACGGAAGGTCAGAATATATTCGAACTCACTGATAATGCTCAGATAACGGAACGCGACCCGTTGAACGCAAAGATATTGAAGGCCTACGCACTGAACGAAGCGACCGATCTGATTCAAGATGCGGCAATCGCCTTCATTGTCGATTTTCTCGAAAAAAGCAAACCCATGGAAAGGAGACATTTCATGGATATCCGTTCGAATAGAAAAAGGAAACGGTTCGAAGTGGTGCTCGATTACGTCGGTTACGTCGTTATCGACACACATATTCCAGAAGGGGAGAACTGTTGCGTAGGCGGATCAATGATGCTGAAGACGGCGCAAGAGATTTGCGATGACCTGAACGCAGAACACGACAAAATCCAAAAGGAAAAAAACGAAGGGAGTAAATGATGATAATGACAAAACAAGAACGCCTGGAAAAAATAAAACAGATAGAGGCTTACGTCAAAGAACATAACGTAACTGGGAAAGAGGCATGTAAGAAACTTGGCGTGAGGTATTACTACTTCTCGGCGAGAAATCAGTTGCGCAATAGGGAGGGAAAGTTTCCTTTAAGAAAGAAACACTCCGCTAAAGCTATTGAAGTTATGGAAAGAGTCGTCACGCAAAAACCCACAGAGGGATTCGTGATTATGGTGCCGGTTGATGTTTGGGTAAGGATGTTTCAATGAAAAAAATCAAATACTTAATTCTGAATGCGGATATGAGGGCAAGACAGCCTGGTCTCTGGTCTCAGGCTCAAGAGGCTGGCGTGAAAATAGAAAGGCTTTCCTCCGGGGATCTCTTGGTCTTCTTGAATAAACGCCGCACAAGTATCGTGATAATGGGAAAAATTACAGTTACCGATGAGGGCGGATTGATGTCTTATTGGAAGTCCCCCTCAGGAAGAGTTCCAATGGAAGCAATTCAATATATTCCGCAGTCCTTAGGCGCCGACGGATTAGATATGACTGCCGCGGTGAGAAAGGGATTAGAGTCAAGATTGGGACTTGCAGAATGAATACGATAGGATGTATTTGCATATGGGGAAGAAACAATGAAACATTCTATGAAAAGCCATGGGTCTATTCCGATTCCTAGTACTCAAAAGGAAGCCAAAATATTGATCACAGCCGAGGTGAATGCAGCAATGCTCGTCTTGGTCCGTTCCGAACTCAAGAAACGAAACCTCACGCTCCGGCAGGTGGTCGAATGGGGCCTCTCGTCATTTTTACTCTCTTCCAATCCAGAGCAGGCGAAAAAACTCGGAATCGAGTAATGCAATGCCCAGAATCCCTTGGCTCTCTCAGGGCGCAAGTAATCAGGCTCAAGGTAAATTTTTTGAGGAGGCTTTTCGTAAGGAATGCCTGTCTCGAGGTCTATGGCCCATCAAGAACGAAATAAGCTGTCGGCGCGTAGGCATGCGCTGGCAACCGCTGAAGAGCCACCTCGACTTCACCGTTGTTACAAAAACAGGGGACGTTGGATTTTTCGATTGTAAGGCATTCAACCGAATACATTTCACCTATTCTGATATCGATTCCACGCAACTCGCGCGCGCCATTCAGCTAAATGAAAGTAAGGTGCCATCTGGTTTTGTGGTGTGGCTCGAGAAGTTAGATTGGGTGGTCTATTACTCAGGATTGGATATCCAACGACACGGCCGACGCCTGCAATTCGGGCGCTCACAAGGCACGCCCCTAGGCCGACTATCAGAATTCGATACCAGACTTCTCTTTTCACGTGACCCAGACATGATACAACGGGCTTGAAGCGTTTCGGAGCGTTCTCACCCTTCGGAATACTTCAACAACTGGCCCCGATGAAGAGCTCCTAATACTTTACCCATGGAGTTTTTCTTCGGGGTTTTTTAATGCGAAGGGGAGACGGAGCGTTTTAATTCCCCGCCTCCCCCACCCATCAACAAGGAACAGCATCAATTGGCTTTAAGAAGAGAATTTCATTTAAATATCAACGCCGTGAATCATGCAAATGAAAAAATTGCAGCTTCGATGTTAATATCTTATGTAGGAGTAACGTTTATGAATCCCGTTACCAGAAAACAAAATGCCTATCTCAAGCCAGTCAAAAAGGGCGAACCAGGTCGAAATCCAACTGGCTATAACGGTAAATTCGTGGGCATGAAGGAAATGAAGATGTTAGCCAAAGAACAGGTTCAGGAGATGACCGATATCGTTTTGAAACAGGATTTGGAAGGGTTGAAGCGGATTATTAAAGATCCCGCCTCCACGGTCTTCATGGTCTGGACCGCACAAATCGCAGCCAAAGCCATTCAAAAAGGCGATGTGCATGCTTGGGAAGTTATCTTGAATAGGCTGATTGGAAAGGTCCCCACACCATTGGTCGGAGTGGATGATTCGCCATTGATACCTACGGAGAGGGAAGTCGTGGTGATTCTCCCGGCCAAGAATGTCGTTACAAGAGATTAGACCCCAACCTGGGCCCCAAGAACAGTTCCTCATGTGTGATGCGGATATTGCCCTTTTTGGCGGAGGGGCCGGAGGGGGGAAGACATATAGCCTGCTTTTGGACCCCCTCTACCATTTGAAAAATCCTCGTTTCGGCGCCGTCATATTCCGCCGCAATTCTGTGCAGGTCCGAAACCAGGGAGGTCTTTGGGATGAGAGCATGAAGCTCTATTACCCACTAGGAGGACACCCGAGACAGGCCACACTAGAGTGGAAATTCCCCGGCGGAATGCCGGTTAAGTTCGCGCATCTCGAAAACGAGAACACGGTTTACGATTGGCAGGGCTCTCAGATCGCCTGGATAGGGTGGGATGAGCTCACTCACTTCACCTCAAAACAGTTCTGGTACATGCTTTCAAGGAACCGCTCCATGTCCGGTCTGCCCGGGAGAATGCGTGGAACCTGTAATCCAGATGCTAATTCTTGGGTTCGCCAACTTGTGGACTGGTGGATAGGACCAGAGGGGTTCCCCATACCAGAAAGATCTGGCGTCTTGAGATGGTTTATTCGGCAGGACGATATGTTTCTTTGGGCTGACTCCAGAAAAGAACTCATAGATAAATACGGCTCCGCGCAGCATCCTAAGTCTTTCACCTTTATCCCCTCATTGCTGCACGACAATAAGATCCTCATGGAGAAGGACCCTGCCTACCTGGCGAACCTCATGGCTTTGTCCAAGGTAGAAAGGGAAAGACTTCTGAAGGGCAATTGGAACATTACGGCCTCTGCGGGGACCATGTTCCAGCGGGGCTGGTTTAGGATTATAGAGGCTTTCCCTGCCCAAGTGGTGATGCAGGTCAGATTTTGGGATCGCGCCGCAACCAAGCCCAATCCAGGAAATCCGAATCCTTGTTGGACCAGGGGGGTCCGACTTTTCAAAATGTCCGATGGGACGTTCATCGTCGCGGACGTCGCAGGCATTAGAGACACGCCGCTGCAGGTCGAGCAGTTCATCAGAAACATTGCTTCCCAAGACACCCACAATTGCAGGATAGTCATCGAGCAAGAGCCTGGCTCTTCGGGTATTGCCGATGCACAAAATATGGTGCGGTTGCTCGCAGGGTATGACGTACGCGTGTCAAAGCCTTCTGCCGACAAGGTAACCCGCGCGCTGCCGGTGTCCGCGCAATGTGAAGCAGGGAATGTTAAGGTATTAAAAGGGGCATGGAACGAAGAATTCTTCTCGGAGCTGGAAAACTTCTCCGAAGATACAGAGGGCCATGTTGACCAAGTGGACGCTCTTTCGGGCGCCTTCAATGAGCTTACTCAAGAAATTTCAATGTTCGATGTTCTCTAGGAGGGGAAAATGGAAATCAGAGATAAAGTCGCTATGGGACGAGTCCGATATGGTTCGAACTTCTGCCTCAATGAAAATGAAGAGTTCGAGGGCCTATCAGACGCATTGAAAGAATATGGAATGATTCCTGCCGATACGGACAAGCAAGCTAGGCCTGACTCCTTCAAACAGCCCGTTGAAGATATGCAGAACGTAGACGAAGCGTTGTGGGAAAAATCGAAGCGCGCGAGCCAGCACGCATTCGGAGAAGTGCGCTGGCCGTTCGTCCAGTATTTCTATAAGAAGCAAGGCGGGAAGTAATCGGAGACTTCCATGGCCAAGAAAATCACAAAGAATTCCACGCCGCGTTCAAAGTCCCTTAAGCCGAAACCAATGCCTTTTGAAACAGGCATAATTTCTGAAGAGACTTTCCGCAATACAGTGGTGAATGGTCTCTCCGATGCTCTTCTAGGCATGAACAGCAACGCATGGAATGGACTTCCATTCGGTCCGAATCAAGGGACACCGATCACACAAGTCACTACCATGCAGATCAATCTGCGCTATTACTTCATATCCAATTTTCGGCAGATGTTGTCCCAGGCGTATTGTGAAAAGGGATTGATCCGAACGGCATGCAGAGTGCCTGTGGAGGATGCGCTTCGTGGTGGGTTCGAAATCATTTCAAAGCAACTCTCCCCCGATCAAATCAAAGATATTCAGAATGTCATGGAGACAGAGGGAGATTTGCTTGTAGAGGCAGATGCCCTAACTTGGAATAGATTGTTCGGTGGTGCCGGAACGCTCATCATCACTAATCAAGACTTCTATCAACCACTAAACGTCCAAGCGATCCGAGTTGGAGATCCGCTGGAGTTCCGCGCCGTGGATATGTGGGAACTCTACTGGACCAAGCAAAATACGGATGATTATTCCCTCGCAATAGACGCTCAAAATCTGGACGTCACTGATTACTATGACTATTACGGTAGGGAAATTCATCGTTCTAGGGTTCTGAAGAAGATTGGCGTCAATGCGCCTTCTTTTCTGAGGCCTAGACTGCATGGATGGGGCCTATCGATTTGCGAATCCATGATTGATTCGATCAACCAATACCTGAAGACCAACAATCTGATTTTTGAAGTCCTCGATGAGTTCAAGGTCGACGTATACAAGATGAAGAATCTGGCCAACACACTTCTCGCCGCTACTGGAACACAAACAGTGCGCAATCGAGTAGCCATGGCCAACCAACTCAAAAACTACAACCACGCTATTGTGATGGACTCTGAGGATGACTTCATCCAAAAAGAACTCACTTTCGCAGGCATCGCAGAGACAATGGACGGTATCCGGAAACAAGTAGCCTCCGATCTGCGCATGCCTCTCACGAAATTGTTTGGAATTTCCGCGGCCGGATTCAATTCCGGTGAAGACGATATCGAAGTCTATAACGCGATGATCGAGAGCCAAATACGCAGTTTTGCCAAGAAAGACCTTCTCCGCATGGTGCAGCTGCGTTGTCAGCAACAGTACGGAATGATTCCCACGGATCTTTGTATAGAGTTCGAGCCACTTCGTGTTCTGTCGGCCGAACAAGAAGAGAACGTGAAGACCCAGAAATTCAATCGACTCCTCGCAGCAAAAACGTCTGGTGAAATTTCTTCATTGGAATTCAGGGATGCCTGTAATAAAGATAGCTTGCTGAGTATTCAGCTCGACACAGACGAACAGACGCTTGCATTAATCGATGAAGAAAAAGACGCACAAGCCGACCAGGAAAACGAAGAAGGCGCCCCGAAGTCTAAAGGCAAAGAAGGCTCCTCTCAAGAAGCAGACGAAGTCAAACAAGCCAAAACCTGATTCCAAATCATCTACGAACATTACTCCATGCAAATTCTCCGGAGGATTGTTATGAGATTTGAGTGTCAGCCAGATTGCGGGAAGTGCTGCGTGGCACAAGGTGATTGCGGTTTCGTTTTCTTGACAGAATACGACATGCTCCGAATCGAAAAACATCTTGGCACTAAGAGAACCGATTGGGCAGCATACGGAAAATTTGATTACACAAGGCGATCAAACGGCAAGCCGGATGAGTCCTGGTACCTGGTAAATAATAAAGACCGTTGTCGTTTCCTAGAGGGTACCAAATGCGGCATCTACGAACACAGACCCGCTGCCTGTCGAAACTTCCCTTTCTTTCCAGAACACATGGAGCCAAATAAATGGGAAAGCCTAAGTTCATTTTGCCCCGGCATAAACAAGGGAAAAGAATGGTCGCCTGAAGAGGTAGCATCCATAGTCGATGAACAAAAAAGGACGGATGCAGTATGAAAACCCTTCTATTCGCCCCGTGTTATCTCGACGGGAAAGACTGGCAAGGATATGAGCGCGTTAAACGCATTCAGGATTGGTTGTTTTTCCACATTCAATTGAAAGACCAATTGGGGTTCGATGAGATTTGGATGAGTGATGATTGCTCTGATCCGGAGAATCTTGAAGCCACAGGTGCCAGTATTTGGAACGACAAGCTTCAGCCGATGAACGGTGGCAACCCGAGAATAGGATTGGTGAACATTGTCTCGTATCGCAAACCATTGGTCAGCGGAGGCGGGTCATGCGTGAACTATCCATACTGTTGGAAGGCCCTGTATGTGATGCGGTCAGTGATGGAGAGATTCGACTACTCCAAATCGATTACGCTCGACACCGATGCGTATGTACTAAGCCAGAGACTTGCGTCTTACGTAAAATCTCTAAAGAGTGGCTGGACGGCCTTTTGGATAAACAAATACAATTTTCCGTCCGCAGAGTTTCATGTGCTCACACAACCTGCGCTGCACCAATTTGAGGATTTTACCGAGCCTCCGTATATGGCGCATCAGGGGAAGCTCATGGAGACTTCTTTACCATTTACGAACATAAATAGAGATTTCATTTGCGACAGGTTCGGGGAGCAAGGCGTTCAACAGCACCCACAGATGGATTTGTACTCGCAATATCGTGGAGACGTGAAGCTCGCTTTCCATTAGGGAGAAATATGAATCAACAAGAACTAGAAGAAATAATCAGGAAACAAAAAGAACAGCGTTCAGCACAAGGATTACCTGATGGAGACGTCCAGGTTATGCCAAGCGACCTTCCGCCCAGGCTGCTGAGTGACTTCAATATAGCTCTGCATATGGTTCTCGAACGGAACGTGATGCAACAGATGCAATATAAGATCGGCGTGAAGGCCTCGGAAGGCAAACCGGCCAGAGACAAATATATTCGTATTCTCATTTTCGAAGATGGTTTCGTATATGACCCAGAGGTTAATAGTGGACTACCCGCTTCCAATTGATATGGCCGAGGCCTTTCGAGCGAATATTGATCAGGCATTAAGAGGACAAATGTCACAGTCCACTATAAACGTCGGACATAATAAGATTCACATTATCTTCGTGAACGGCGCGCCAGAACTGTTCTTGAAGAAAGAGCCAGTTCCAGAGCCTAAAAAATCGGTATTGGAGATAGCAAAGTCCTGAATATGGAATCCGAATACCCATTCAGCTTGGAATTTGCCCAACACATTGATCGCTCTCTCATAGATGCGGCCCATGGACTTCTCACGCAAATGCAATGCCTCTATGTTCCTGTAGGAGACTCTCTGGAGAGTGCCAAGAAGGTGCATGTCATTTTTGTTCCCGACTTCGAAGTGTCCAAGTTCAAAGAAAAAGAGACGACCTGTCTGTTGAAAATCGTGAAAAACGAAGAAGACGACATTACTGGAGTTCCGATATGAGATGGTGGACGCCTGGATTAACGCTCGCGCAACTGGAGAAGAATGCAATTCTTGAGGCCTATGAATTCTATGGAAAAGATAAAACCCGTACAGCCATGTCCCTCGGAATTACAGTCCGAACCCTCTACAATAAGTTCGGAGAATGGGAAGGCAAAGAAACACAACCCGAGGAAGTTCCGCCAAGTGTCCCTGCTCAAAGTACCGCCTCCGGGATTCATATGGAATCCAGCAAGGAAATATCCAAGGAACCTGCCATGCCCTTGCGGAAGCGAGAAAAAGTTCAAAAGATGCTGCCATAATTCATTAACGCCAACGGTTCCGCTTGTGTCTACAATCAATCGCAGAGAGTTGGCGACCCATATGAGGGAAAAACCTAGTGAAGGTTCAAGAGCTGAAGCCGGTCAAGGAATCGAACCAGGACTTCGACCGAATGGAAAAGATAATAAGGGAACTGTTCCGCAAGGAGATTTACCTGCCTCTGGTGCGGGAACTGGGCTTACCGACGCAGACGACTCTGAAGAATGCGAAAGATGACGTCCTCGCTGCAATCTCCAAAGGTAAGATAAGTTTCTACCGCGGGCATTTCCATGGAACTTTCACCGCTGAGATATCCAAAGAATTGAAAGAATTGGGAGCTCAGTGGGACAGAAAGACAAAGACTTGGGCAATCTCCCAATCAGCCCTATCCACCGAAATGCGC